ATTCACCCTAATCAGCAGTTTACAGCAGAGAGACTAATGGAATCAAAAGGTAGAACGGGAACAGCAGATAACGATATTAATGCAATCGTATCTAGAGGAATGGTACCTCAAGGTTATGTAATTAACCATTACTTAACTGATACAGATGCGTTCTATATCAAAACTGATGTACCTAATGGTATGAAGATGTTCAACAGATCACCAATCAAAACTTCAATGGAAGGTGACTTTGACACTGGTAACGTTAGATACAAAGCAAGAGAAAGATACTCTTTTGGATTCTCTGATCCAAGAGGTATGTATGCTTCTGCTGGAGCGTAATAACTAAAATTTTGTGGCGGGACATTGTTCCGCCACATTTAAAATAAAGAAAGAAAATATGAAAAAGTTCCTTATTACAATCAACGCCTACAATTATTATGCAAAATTCGAGGTCTCTTCTAAAGACGACCCTATTTCCCTTGAACAAGCTATAGTTGACAAACTAGGAGTAAATGATATAAAATGGGAACATGTTGGAGATAATACGTTTGATTCCAACAAATATAGAATAACCTATGAGGAGGTTATACATGATACAAGACCTTTACAAACAAAAAAGGTCCTTGGAGTTGAAGTGGGAACAGGAGTTTCTGGATAACAACAGATACACTCTTGAAATGGTCAGAATTGATGACAAAGTTAGAGAGATCATCACAAAGATCAAGCTAGAAGAAGCAGCAATTGCCCACAGACAGAACGCAGTTGAAGGTTCGGCTCCAGAAGTTTCAGTAGCTACTTAATAAAAAGCTACATCGTTGGAAAAATCCAATCCGCACTACGGGATTTCTTGCACTTCATTAAAAATTATTGTATAAAAATCACACTATACAATTAATTAGAATACAGACGCGTATAGTCGACGGCCTAGAGACTGTATTCGGTAAACTAGGAAAAGGAGAAAAATTATGGCAAAAACTACATTTACAGGTCCAATAGTAGCAGGATCTAATGGTACAGAAGGAGAAGTTCGTATAACAGATGGTAAAAATGTTAACGAGCAAAAATATATAGCGCTTAAAGCGCCTGCAACAATTACAGCAGATACAACTTTAACATTTCCAGATGGTGCAGGTTCTGCAGGTCAGATTCTTTCAACAGATGGTAATGGTACTTTAAGTTGGGTCAATGATTCAGCAGGTAATCCTGCAGGGACAACTGGCCAAGTTCAAGTAAACGATGGCGGTGTTTTCGGAGCAATTTCAGAAGGAACAGCTGGACAAGTTTTAAAATCAAATGGTGCAGGTGTTGCACCTTCATTTCAAACTGATGCAACAAACTCTCCAGGTGGATCAAATACTAATATGCAATTTAACGACAATGGTTCATTTGGAGGAATTTCAAATGGAACAGCTGGACAAGTTTTAACTTCAAATGGTGCGGGTTCTACCCCTACATTCCAAGCTGCACCTGCAGGAGGAATTGCAGCGGTTGTTGATGATCCAACACCTCAACTTGGTGGAAACTTAGACCTTAATGGACAAACTATTAACGGAGCAGGTAACTTAGACATATCGAATGGTACAATTCAACTTGATGGTAATCATCCAGATGGAACTAATAACGTTGCTTTAGGAAATGATGCTGGACTGCAGTTATCTTCTGGAGCTGAAGACAATACATTAATTGGAAAAGACGCTGGTCGTGCTTGTCAAAATAATGACCGTAGTACAGCTGTTGGTGCAGACGCATTAAAAAACTGTATAAGTGGTCAAAACAATACTGCGATTGGAAAATCTGCATTACAAAATGCTACCAGCAATGATAACACAGCAATAGGTCGTGAAGCAGGAAGTAACCTTACTAATGGTACTAACTGCACATTCATAGGTCAATTTGCTCAACCTTCAAGTGCTAGTGCGACTAACGAAATTACTTTAGGTAATCCTAGTGTAACTTCACTAAGAATACCTGGATTACAAGGTAGTGCATCTAGTGGTGATGTATTAACATTTAATGGTACAGCTATTACACTTGCTACACCTTCTGGTGGTGCGGCTACTGACGTAGATGTCAATGGTGGTCGAGTTAACCTTAGAGGTAATTTAAGTTCATTAATTGTACCAACTAATAATGCTTCTCAAGCTATGGGGGGAAATGTACTTAACAACACTTCAGGCTGCTTTAGTTCTACAGCAATTGGAGAAGGCGCTCTTAGAGGTACTTCTTCTGGTCAAGAATCTAATGACAACGTTGCAATTGGGCAGAATGCTATGGGAAATTACACAGGTAGTTTTGCTGGTCCACCTAATCAACAAGGACATGGAAACACTTGCGTTGGAAACGGCTCTGGAGATGAAATTTCTGGAAATAATAACGTGTGTTTAGGACTAAGTGCTGGTAATAGAATCAGTGGATTCAACAATACAGCCGTAGGTCAGGGATCTATGAATGGTTTTCCAGCTTTAAGTGGTGAAAATAACACATGTATTGGTTCTAACGCTGTAACTTCTTCGCAGTCAGTAAATAACGAAATTACGTTAGGTGATGCCGCTATTGCAACTTTAAGATGTAATGTAACATCAATTACTTCTCTATCTGATGCTAGAGACAAGAAAGATGTTGAGGACGCAAACATAGGTCTTGATTTCATCAATGATTTAAGACCTGTTAAGTTCGTATGGGATACTAGAGATGGCAAGAAAAAAGACATTAAAGAAGTCGGATTTATTGCACAAGAACTAGACGAAGTTCAACAGAAACACGGTGTTGAAGATCATTTACAGTTAGTTTTAAAAAACAACCCTGATAAATTAGAAGCTTCACCAGGGAAACTTATACCGATTTTAGTTCAAGCTATTAAAGATCTTAAAAAAGAAATAGACGAACTAAAAAAAGCATAATAATTAATTAGTGTGGGCCTCCGGGCCCACATAAATTAAAAAAGGATAAGATATGAGTTTTAAATCAGATGTATTTGCCCAACGAGTAACAGCAACAGGTGTTGTATTTACAGGAAGAACAAGACTTAGAGGAATAAGTGTTGCTTCTAACGGTGGTGGAGCTGGAAGAATTACTTTTTCAGACGCTACTAGTGGAACAGTTCTTTTTGATATAGATATACCCAACACTGATGTATTTGCGTTTAACATACCAGAAGACGGAGTTTTATTTCCTGGTGGAATTGAAGTAACCTTATTTACTAATATAGCAGCAGCTACTCTGTTATTTGATAAGTAGGAGGTCTAAGTGGCTAACACTACTTCAGGAACAACAACCTTTGAAAAAGGGTTTTCGATAGATGAAATAGTTCACGAATCTTATGAAAGAATAGCTATGACTGGTGTAACCGGTCAACAGTTAAGTTCTGCAAGAAGATCATTAAACATCATGTTTCAAGAGTGGGCCAACAGAGGTCTTCATTATTGGGAAATTGCAAACAACGATTTAACTTTAGTAGATGGTCAAGCTGTCTATACAATGTTTAGATCGACATCTGATGGTACTTCTGATGCAACTGCAATTTATGGAGTTGATGATGTTTTAGAAGCTTCATATAGAAATGCAGAGAATATTGATTTTCCATTAACAAAAGTAAACAGATCTGTTTATCAATCGTTTGCAAGTAAATCAGCAAAAGGAACACCAACTCAATATTTTGTACAAAGATTTATTGATAGAGTAACAATAACTTTATTCTTAACTCCTGGTCCAAACGAAGCTGGTAATAAAATTAATTACTACTATGCTAAAAGAATTGATGACGTAGGTAAATATACAAACGATGCAGATGTACCATACAGATTTGTACCATGTATGACTGCAGGACTTGCATATTATTTAGCTCTGAAATTTAAACCAGAAAAAATTCAACCTTTAAAAGTATTATACGAAGAAGAATTACAAAGAGCATTACAAAATGATGGATCTTCTTCTAGTCTATTTGTAACACCTAGAACCTATTATCCGGAGATATAATAGATGACTAATTTATCAAAAGGTAGATACGCATTAGCAATCTCCGATAGATCGGGTATGCAGTTTCCATACAATGAAATGGTAAGAGAATGGAATGGAGCTTTTGTACATATTTCAGAGTATGAACCTAAGCAACCACAACTAGATCCGATTCCAACTCCTGGTGACCCACAAGGTTTACAAAACGCTAGACCAGATAGAACTGAGCCACCGACTTTTGATATATTACCTGAAGATCCTTTTTCTACAACTGCAGGATCAAATGTAATAACATGTAATTTTCCAAACAGTGGTTATAAGACTGGAGACTTTGTAGTTTTTGATGAATTAAAAAGCGGTGTATCAAATATACCCGTTGAAGCAATACAATTACAATCTACTTTAAATGGTGCAATTACTGATATTGCTACAACAATAACTTTAAATGACGCAAGTAATTTTCCAAATACTGGATTTATATTTATTGAAAAAATAAATCCTGTAACATTATTATTTCAAAACGAAACAATTCAATACACAGGTAAAGCTGGTAATAATTTAACTGGTTGTGTGAGAGGAACTGCAGCTCCATTTAGAGGTGTAACACCAGCAAACACAAAAGCTGGAACACATAATAATGGTGCAAAAGTATTTGGATCCTTTGAAATTACTATGAATTCAAGCACAGTTCCAAATCCTGGACAACCACCTACAATTACAGTTTTTAACAGTTTTAACTTTACTAATTTGACAGCAGCTAGTACAAGTAAAGAAGGAGGCGGTTTACAGTGTTCGTCAGGACCTGTAGTATTTAAGGCATAATTATGAATTTTGGAGAATTAAAATCAGACATTAGAAGTTATACAGAAGTTGATAATACAGTATTAAGTGATGCTGTTCTTACAACTATTGTGAAAAATGCTGAAGCTAGAATATTTAGAGAAACAGACACAGATGATGCTCGTTTCTACGATACAATTACTTTGACTCCAGGAAATAGAGAAGTTGCTGCGCCAGCAAATACAAGATTTATAAGATACATTTACATTAATGATACAAACGAAACACCAGCTATAAGAAAAGCTTTGGAATACAGAGATACTTCTTTTATGGAAGAATATTACAATACACCAGGTACAGCATCTCCTGCACCTAATAATATTCCAAGATACTATTCTAACAGAAATGCTACTACAATTTTTGTAGCCCCAACGCCCGATGCTGCTTACGTGTGCCACGTTGCATATATCAAGCAACCAGATACAATTACATCGGCAGATGCAACTACAACTTATGTATCAAACAATTACCCAGATTTATTATTATATGCATGTTTAGCTGAAACTTATGGTTATTTAAAAGGACCAACAGATATGTTACAATTATACGAACAATCTTATGGTAGAAGTATGGCTACATATGGTATAGAACAACAAGGTAGAAGAAGAAGAGACGAGTATATGGACGGAACAGTCAGAACCGTTATAAAATCTCCGTCTCCAGGAGAATAGGATAAAATATGGCATCAAGTTATTCAAGTGATATAAAACTAGAACTTATGGTAACCGGTGAAAAAGCTGGTTTATGGGGTAACATTACAAACACGAATCTACAGATTTTGGAGCAAGCAGCGAGCGGCTACTTAAACTTACCTGTGGGTGCAGCTGATGTTAATTTAGTATTAACTGATGGTGCTACATCAAATGGTAAAAATTTATATTTTAAATTAACTGGAACGTTAACAGGTAATAGAGTTGTAACTATGCCTGATTCATCAGAAAGAGTATTTGTTGTAGAAGATGCAACGGACAGATCTTCTGCACACTATACATTAACTGTTAAAACTTTTTCAGGAACTGGTAAAACATTACCTGTAGGAAGTAAGGCTTTATTATATTCTGATGGAACAAATGTAAGTTCAGGTCTTTTAACTAAAGGTTATAAGTCAACATCTACATCATATACTGCTGTTGCAGGTGATCAAATCATTTGTGATACATCCGGTGGTGTATTAACAATTACTTTACCAACAGGGCCATCTGTTGGATCAGAAGTAAGTTTTATTGATGGTGGACAAAGTTACTCTACAAATAATTTAACAATTGATCCAGGCGCTGAAAATATTGAAGGTGCTGCAGGATCAATAACTGTTTCAACAAACAATCAAAACTTTACTTTAGTTTATGTTAACGCGACTGTAGGCTGGGCTTACAAGGATAAAATATAGGAGGTGAACAGTGCCTCTTAGCAAATGGCAAATTAAACCAGGTTTCGATAAACAAAACTCTGAAGTTGGAGCTGTCGCTCGTTATGTGGGTGGTGACAACGTTAGATTTAGATATACATTACCAGAAAAAGTAGGTGGTTGGAAAGCAGAAGGCGGAGAAAGTATTTCATCTGTATCAAGAAGATTACACCCATTTAGAGGTAATGATGGTAATCAATATCTAGCAATTGGAACTGATAAATTTTTATTAATTTATTACGAAGATAATTTTTACGATATTACGCCTTATAGAACTAGTGGTTTTCCTTTAACAATCGATGAATTTAAAAACAGTACGTTTACAACAGTTTCAGGATCTAATGTTGTAACGATTACAACAACATCTATTAATGGTTTATCTGCAGGAGACATTGTAGAATTTGAAAATGTAACTTTACCTGCTGGTACAGGTTATGCTGACTCTGATTTTGAAGATAAATTATATGAAGTAAAAACAATTGTATCAGATACAGAATTTACAGTTACACCAGTTGCAAGTGCTACAGGTAACGTAGGACCTGGTGGAAGTTGTTCTATTCTTCCATTAGAAACTGTTGGTAATCAAATTCAACAATTTACTTTTGGTTGGGGTACAGGAGTTTGGAACGGCTCTCAAGCATGGGGACAAGCTGCATCTACAAATGGTGTTAACACTCCTCCTGGTTTATGGTCACTATCAAACTTTGGTCAAGTATTAATTGCAACTATTTTAAATGGTAAAACATTTACATGGAACCCCGCTGCGGGTAACCCACTCGGGCAGCGAGCGTCTGTATTAACGACAGGTTTTGAAACAGATGAGAATCCAACAAATACTAGAATTAGTATGGTCTCACCTACTACAAGACATTTAATTCACATGGGTACAGAAACTACAATTGGAACACCATCAACACAAGATGATATGTTTATAAGATTTTCATCACAGAAGAAATAAATACATATGATATTACAGCAGGTAACTCTGCCGGTTCTCAAAGAATTCAAGACGGTACAAAAATAATGGGTGCTATAAAATCAAAAGAAGCAATATTAATTTGGACAGACAATGCTCTATACTTAATGAGACACATCGGACAACCTTTCGTATTTGGTTTTGAACAGGTTGGTACTAACTGTGGATTAGTTGGTCAAAATGCAGTTGTTGAAGTAGACGGTGTTGCTTTTTGGATGAGTGATAAAGGTTTCTTTAAATATGATGGATCAGTTAAAACAATGGATTGTTCTGTTGAAGATTATGTTTATGACGATATTGATTTAACTCAAGGACAACAAGTTTATGCAGGTGTAAATAATTTATACACAGAAATAAGATGGGATTATCCATCTGCATCGTCTGACTATAATAATAGATATGTAATATATAATTTTGCTGAAGGTGTTTGGTATACAGGTAATACGCCAAGAACTTCTTGGGCAGATGCAAATGTATTTGATAAACCTTTTGCAACAAGTTTTGATAATACTACAAATGGAGATTTTCCAGAAGTTATAGGTGAACCTGCAGCACCAAATGGATATGGTAAAACTATTTTATACAAACATGAAGTAGGAACTGATCAAGAAAATTTAGACTC